CCAAATTGTGATTGAATACGAGCAGTATTTCCTAAGTTATCTTGGACAATTTCATCATTTTCAAAAAGCCCAACTACATTTTCTATGATCAATTCATATAGATCAATACCTAATACATTTACTTGTGATACACCTTGAACCTTTGCTCTAGCTCCAGATGTAAGGCCAATTAAATTACGACCCTCAAAAACAGTAGGTAATGCACTAAATGGACGACCTACCCTAAGCAGGGTTTCTTTTGCCCAACGCCCATCTGATGCTCTAAGAATATAATCACCAGGATAATATAAATCAATTTCTTTATTGAAAAGCGCACGAAATAAAAACCTGTAAGAAAATTCAGAACCTCTGGTTCTATAGAATTGGCGAATATGTTTAGTAAGAAGTCGTTGATCCGCTAATACATCCTTTGGGATGTTTAACATAAACTCTTTACGAAAATAATCAAGAAATGAATCTATAGTTCTATCAATATCTTGATATTCTATAAGACTTCTACCTGTTGTGACTACGTTTCCTGATTGCTCTAGAAATTCATAATAAGCTTTTAAAAAAGAAACAAATTTAGGGCCTTCTTCTCTAATGAACGCAGGAAATTGCGCCTCTATTAGAGGTGATATCTTCTTAAAGATTTCTTCAGCGCCGGATATATTCATTTTAGAAAGAAGTCACAAAAGTGATAGAGGTTGAGCTAAGTGTAGTAGTTGTACCAATCGTGTTGATTGGATCAATCAAAGATTCCTCTCTACCAGTATTGTCATTTAATACTTTAACCCTAGAATTGCTTATTAGTAGTATCTGATTTCGTATAGGATACACATTATAATCAGCAATCTTGACCGACAGATTAATCTCACCATTTAATGATTGTGGTCTAAATGAATTAAGAACTATTTTCCCAGTATTGTAATCTATAGATCCTATATTGTCGACCACAAAATTCTTTTGGGCGTTTCTTAAAAAATAAATTCGAATATTACCAAAACCGTCATCGTCAAAATAACACTGCTCCCCAGAATAGCCAAATGCATTTGAGCTTACAGCAGAAACATATCCGTCATTTGGATGGAATATAGGCCTATTAAAAGTCAATGTGTAAGTATTTTCGCCAGTCAAAGATGGTATAAATCTTTTCTGCACAGAAATATCAGCAGTGGTCGATTCGATAGATGTGCTAGCCGAATCTAGAATATCTAAGAATCTAGAATACCTAAATTTGCCTTCAAATCTATTCAAATATGTTGATTCATATTGAATGATTTTATTTGCAACAGCATCACCAATTTCAGAGGCTGATAAGGTAGTCTTTAATGGATCATATCTTACAGTGATAACTGGATTAATATAAAGATATGTTGGATCCACTATTTCCATATCTATAGTCTGAACGTTGTATTTACGCATGTCAGCTTTAATCTGATTTTTGCGTCTAGTAGAAATCAGAGTACCTTGTTTAGCTGTAAGCGATGCATATACTTTACCATAAACTGGTGGTGAATTTTCTTCACCACCCCATACATTGACGCCAGATATATCCGGATTGTTCTGTAAAATGATGCGTCGATAATCTTCAGAAGTAACAGCTCTACCTTGAGTTTCATATAATCTAGGAGCATTAAATCTGATGGAATCCGTTGTTTCTACATCAGCGCCACCAATTGCTCTTTCTATTGTTGATAACGTAAATGATGACTGCCCACCAACAGTACCAGAAGCAGTAAAATTATTCGCACCATTAGGCCTGACACCATTACATACACGATATGAAATTAATACAGTGCTGTTATATGCTGGTCTAGTTCCTAAAACATTGTCACCAAATCCGACTTTATAGAGCTTATTTTTATCAGGCTCAATGAAAAAGACTTTTGATGATGAATTGACTGTTGTTAAATCAGTCGCTTGTATGTATGTCTGTGTATTACCACCAGTGGTTACGTCAACTGATATGCTTGATATATCCGTATTTGCATTAGGTAAAACAAATGATGTATTAGCTGTCGTAAATGCATATCTATGGGTAAGAGGAGTTCCCTCAGTTATATCAATATAACCATTAAACCTATTTGCAGTATTAGCTTTTATAGAATAAGATTTAGGTGTGACAAAAATATAAGATACACCATTTACTAAGGTTGTAAATCTAGTATTTTTTGCGACAGTTATAGTACGAAAGCTTGCATTAGCTACAGCAGAGGTAAAAGTTACCTTTACATTGGCAGTTGCACCACGTGCAGAATTAGGAAGATATCCAATCATTTTAGCTCTTGATACAACATTGTCATATATCTGAGCTGTATCTAAGAAAGATTCATTTGCAGCCATATTAGCATAAAACGACATATAATATGTGTTATATGCTAATAGATCAAGCAAGGTACCAATCGCAGAATCTTCAAAATCAAAATCTGAAAATTCTGATCTACCTGCAATAAAATTTCTCAGATTTAAACGGATCGAATCAAAATCTAGACCCGCTACTGTTAGAGCTGTATTTGCGGCCATTAACGTAAGGCCTCCAATGAGAGAACCAAATTAGACGGTGTTTGATTAGTTATAGTCCTGAATGATATATTTACCTGAAGTCCATTTTCTTCAGGTACTCCATCAACAGCAACATTTAATATCTGAACACGTTCTTCATAATTTGCCGCAGCAAGTCTAACATCTAGGTCTATACCTGTTGCTATACCAGGATCCATCAAATCAAATAGCTGACGTCTAATATCTGAACCAAACGCGGGACGAAAAGGACGTTCACCTCTGTCTGTCAAAATCAAGCATTTAAGGGCTTGTTTGACAGAATCATTATTCTTACGAATGATTAGCTTACCGGTTACAGGATGCACTTTCATGTTCAAGTCTAGATCCCTGAATACTGGCGTTTTGACTACACTTGACATGAGACCTCTCCGTTTATGGCATATTTATCAGGAACCAGAACCACCTATATTGAGTGATGATAAACGGCTACGAACATCAGCTAGTTCAGATTGCACTCTCTGTATCTCATTAGGATCACTATTAGCATTAGTTCTTAAATGAGAAAGTTCCAATTCAAGTCTATATCGTTGAACATTTAATCTTGCAGATTCTACAAATCTCATTTGACCTAATGTATTCTGTGCTTGAGTAGGATTATTACCAGATAATACTTGTGATGTAACACCTGAATTAGGAGAATTTACTTGACCAGGAACTTGCGGGCCTGGGACTCGTGGTGGCGATTGATTAGCATTCTGCCCAGAAGGTGGTGGTACTGATGATCCGCCGGCAGCAGTTGATATCAAGCTACAAAAACCAGAACCTTGTGCAATCTGTTGTAATAGATTTTGTAAATTTATATTTGGATATAGGCCCTGTGTTCTTAAATACTGTGCTGCAAATGCAACAGGATCATTAACTAATCTAAGTAGATTTGCAATATCTTGTCTAAGTGTATTACCAGTTGGTGTTGGTAAACCACCTAATACATTACCTAGCTGATTAACTGTTGAATTTATCTGCGCCGATATAAGATTTGGTATATTTTGAACAACTGACACAATATTCTGTGCGCCACCAATCGCACCATTTATTGCACTTCGCGCACCTGCTAATGCAGAATTAAGACCTGATTGCGATGCACCAGTGCCACATATCGAAGATGCGCCTATGCTGCTATTTACTACACCAGATGCGCTTTGTAATATCTGCTGTATCTGTTGCAGACTTTGTATAGTACCACCCATGATAATTCCTTTTTAATCGCCTGGAGGATTAAGGTCTATTGTAGATCCTTTGACCACTGTTGGGCCAGGAGATCCCATATTCATTGATGTAGCACCAGCAGCTTGAAAGGTCTCACCTGAAGCAAGGTTTACGTCACCTGATGTAACTGAATTAAAAGTACCTTGATTCATGAAAAAGTAATTACCTTGAATTACATAACTAACATCATTGGTGCCAGTATATTGATTTGTGCCTTTTACATTTTCAACAACATTTCCGCCTACTATCAAAGCTTTATCACCTGAGATTCTTTTGGCCTCATTTAAATTAATCTGAGTATTTACAGAACCAAGAACTTCTTTTTCTTCATTACCTTCTATCTTTGATACCATAGATCCTTTAACGTTAAGATAATAATCTCCTGAAATTTCTTCAACCTTATTTCCGTCAATTCGTACTCTAGTATCACCAATTATAGTTACATTACAGTTTCCATAAATCAGAACATTTTTATCTTTTAGAAAAATCTCATAATCATCACCTACTATACGAGTAACTCGTGTACCATCATCCATTATCTCGCGATTGGTACCTGAAGCATGATATTCATGTATACGTCTAGCACCAACTGTATCATCGACTTCAAATACATGACCTGATTCAGTTGTTTTGACATGATTATAAGGATAAAGAGGTGGTGTAGTTATTGCATGTAATTGAGGCTGATCCCATGTTGGTGTCTCATATTCAGCTGAGTCTAGATCATCAGAGACCGAATCCGTTTTTCTAATAGCCGACATAGGAACCGATGTGATTCTATTTTCCACACGTTCCTTTGTAGTTGGGTGATCAAGATATACATCACCTTGAGCAAAAAATGATGTATCTGGTATACCCTTAGTTAAGGGATATACCGAATACGGATCATCAAATCCAGCACCTTGATTACTATCGCCATTAACACCATGAAATGACCCTAGAATCATGGGTACTTGGGCTAGCTGGCCATCCATATAAAAACCTATCACCCAAGAACCTTCAACCAGTCCTGTAGGTGATGTACCAACTCCGCTAATTGAAGCTGATGTGACAGGAATTAATACCTGGGCCCATGGTAAAGATTCTGTTGGAAGAATACTTGTATCTCTAGTATGCCATCCAAAACATCTAACTCGAACACGACCTATTTTTAGAGGATCATTTCTATCCTCAACTATACCGACAAACCATACAAAGCCGTTCGTACCCATCCATTCTTCATCACGAAC